TGTTGGTACAACTAGCACATTCAATGGATTCCTTAAAGGTATTATTACTGGTGTTACTACAGATACCAGTGACAGCAAGAGTACTATTGATGTTAAGATTGTTTCTCGCGTAGAAGTCTCAGGTGCGGGAAGAACAGAAACTAAGATTTCTTATGGTATAGGAAACTCACTCAATTCATTTGAGGTAGATGATAAACTTGCCTTTACTCCAAGCACAGGTATTACGACAACAACCTATAGAGCAGATGGTGCTGTAGGTTTCGCGGTATCTACTGCTGTTGACTGGTATGACCAACAAACTCTTGGATTAACTAATTCTACAGTTTATTGGAAGTCTATTGCACGTAGACCTGTAACTAACGTTTATGTATCTGATAGAGATGGTGCTAATGATGGTCTCAATATCGTCATTGTTGACGATACTGGTACTGTAACAGGCATTCAAGGAAATATCCTTGAGAAGCATTTAGGTCTATCTAAGTCAATTGATGCTATTTCTCAAGTTAATGCTCCACAAAGAATATGGTATAAGGATTATCTGTCTACTCAATCAGAGTATCTTTATGCAGGTTATAACGTATCACAAGCAAGTGATGCTGTATGGGGAACTACTCCAACTGTAACTGGATTCCAAACTTATAGCGGTGTTCGCTCTGCATCATTCAACCCACTCAGCACTACTGCTGGTTTATGGGGTCAAGATGCTCAGGGAACTACATTCACTGTAATTGGTAACAAGACTTACACTCTTAATGGTGGTGTTGGATATACAACTGCTGCTACTTACAATCCAAGTGGAATGAAGGCAGAATTGGGAGATCTAATCACTGCATACGCTCTCTTCGAGAATAGTGATGAGGTTGAGGTAGATTATCTTCTCAATGGTCCTAGTTTACCTGGATTTGCTGAGTCTCAAGCAAAAGCCAACAAATTAATCTCTATTGCTGAGAGTAGAAAGGATTGTGTTGCGGTTATTTCACCTTACAGACAGGGTGTTGTTAATCTAACTAACACAACAACTCAGACAAATAACATTCTTGAGTTCTTTGCACCACTTACATCATCATCTTATGGTATCTTTGATAGTGGTTATAAGTATACTTACGATAGATTTAATAACAAGTTCCGTTACATTCCATGTAATGGTGACGTAGCAGGATTGATGACAAGAACTGCTATTAACTCTTTCCCATGGTTCTCACCTGCAGGACAGCAACGAGGATTGTTGAATAATGCAATTAAACTTGCATATAATCCAACTAAGGCACAAAGAGATCTTCTTTATCCTGAAAGAATTAACCCAATTGTTAATCAATCGGGTACTGGTGTAATGCTATTTGGTGATAAGACTGCTCTTTCATATCCATCAGCATTTGATCGGATTAACGTTCGGAGATTGTTCCTTACAGTGGAGCAAGCACTCGAAAGATCTGCTCAAGCACAATTGTTTGAACTTAATGATCAGACTACGAGAGCAAACTTTGTTAACATTGTTGAACCTTATCTACGCGACATTCAAGCGAAGCGTGGTGTTTATGACTTCCAGGTCATTTGTGATGAGTCAAACAACACTCCTGATGTAATTGATAACAATGAATTCAGGGCTGATATATTCCTGAAGCCAACTAAATCAATTAACTTTATTACCCTAACATTTGTTGCTACCAGAACAGGTGTTGCCTTTGAAGAAGTGACTGGTAGATCTTAACTTATTATGTCTTATTAATTCCATAGGAGGAAAAATTAAATGTCAACTCTCAGAACAATTACCGCTTTTAAGTCGAAGCTTACTGGTGGCGGTGCAAGACCGAATCTATTTGAGGTTGAGATACCATCATTTCCAATAGCTGCTGGTCAGAATACTTGGAGAACTGGTGACAACCAAGAAGCAGATAGCTTTAAATTTTTATGTAAAGCAGCTGCATTACCTGCTTCTAATATTACTCCAGTTGAAATACCCTTTAGAGGTCGTATTTTAAAAGTTGCTGGAGATAGAACCTTTGATAACTGGCAGATTACAGTTATTAATGACGAGAATTTCTTAATCCGTAATGCTTTTGAAACCTGGATGCAGGGTATCAGTAAGAACAGTAACGCTACAGGTGCTGTTGATCCAAGTGCCTATATGACTTATGCATTAGTTCATCAGCTCGGAAGAGGTGCTGACAACGGACCAGGTGCATCTTCTGCTTCTCAAGCAGTTAGTGGAACGCAAGTTACTCCATTAAAGACTTATACTTTCTTTGATATATTCCCAACTACAATCTCTGCAATTGATCTTTCTTACGAGAATGCAGATGCAATTGAAGAGTTCCAAGTAGACTTCCAAGTTCAATACTGGGAACCAGGAGCATATACTAAAGATTCCGCCTAATTTTAGCGAGCTAAATACTAACATAAAGAACTAGTATAATAAATTATGGCTCGCCTTTTTGGATTCTCAATTGAGGATAATGAACCCCAATCTCCAAATGTAGTCTCACCTGTTCCTCCTAGCAGTGATGACGGCAATGATCATTATTTGAGCAGTGGATTTTTTGGTTCATATGTTGATATTGAGGGTGTCTATAGAACAGAATTTGATCTTATAAAAAGATATCGAGAAATGGCACTTCACCCAGAGTGCGATAGTGCCATTGAAGATATAGTAAATGAAGCAATTGTTGCTGATACTAACGATAGCCCTGTAAAAATAGATTTAGATAATTTAAATGCCAGTGATGGTATTAAAGATAAGATAAGAGAAGCATTTAAATACGTATTAGAACTATTAGATTTTGATAGAAAAGCACATGAAATCTATAGGAATTGGTATATTGATGGTAGATTATACTATAATAAAGTAATTGATATTAAAAAGCCGCAAGAAGGAATACAAGAGTTGCGGTATATTGACGCAATAAAAATGCGTTATGTGCGTAAACAAAAGAAAGATAAAAAAGATAAGTATCGGATAGCAAATATGAATTCTGATAATCCAATGGATTATGAGATGCCTCAATTGGAAGAGTACTTCATTTATAATCCAAAGCAGAGTTATCCAGTAACTAACCCTGCTTCGATGGGTGGTAATGCTGGAATCAAGATGACAAAGGATTCCATAACTTATGTTACTTCTGGATTAGTAGATAGAAATAAAGGATCAACATTATCTTATCTCCATAAAGCAATTAAAGCACTCAATCAATTACGTATGATTGAGGATAGTTTAGTTATTTACAGACTATCTCGTGCTCCAGAACGTAGAATTTTCTATATTGACGTTGGTAATCTACCTAAAGTTAAGGCAGAACAATATCTACGTGATGTTATGATGCGTTATCGTAACAAACTTGTATACAATGCTGACACTGGAGAGATACGTGATGACAAAAAATACATGTCAATGCTTGAGGATTTCTGGTTGCCAAGAAGAGAGGGCGGCAGGGGGACCGAGATCTCTACGTTGCCAGGAGGTCAAAACCTTGGAGAAATTACTGATATTGAATACTTTAAAAAGAAACTATTCAAATCACTTAATGTTCCAATCTCAAGAATTGAAGGAGACGGTGGATTTAACTTGGGTAGATCTTCTGAGATTCTACGAGATGAAGTAAAATTTAGTAAGTTTGTTGCACGTTTAAGAAAGAGATTTTCATACATGTTTAATGACATGTTGAAGACCCAATTACTCCTGACAAACGTAATTACTCCTGAAGATTGGGAGATAATGGAAGAGCATATTCAGTATGACTTCCTATATGATAACCATTTTGCAGAACTAAAAGAAGCAGAATTGTTTAATGAAAGGTTAGCAATGGTTCAAGTTGCAGAACCTTATGTCGGAAAATACTTCTCTCAAGAGTATGTAAGACGCAAAGTTTTACGTCAGACTACTGAAGAAATTCAAGAGCAAGATGAGTTAATTGATCAGGAAATTAAGGATGGTATTATTCCTGATCCTGCAGAGATGATGCTTGACCCAGAAGGAACAGGTGGATTAATGCCACCACCACCTCCAGAAGAGCAAGCTTTAGAAGCACCTGCCGCAACTGATGCTGCAACTAATGCAAATTCTGCTACTGTCAATCTAGAAATAGACAAACCAAAAGCAAAACCCAAAGGCGGGGTGATTTAAATGCCAGAAGAGAATGGGCTACAGCATGATGTTTATTCTCAAACACATGAAGATGGATTCGATTGGGGTAAATGGAATAGTTATGATAAGGAATGGTGGGTCCAATTAAAAATGGACGCTAAAGAAGTAAGATTACTTTATAGCATGATCAGTTTTTATCTTAGTAATTATTCTGGTGCTCCTGGAAGACCTCCTGATGAAGAAAATTATTTAAAATTTTTGAAAGGAGAACTATATAAAATGATCCAGGATTATAACTTTACACATAACAATAGTTAATAGTTTATAAATACTAGGGACTCATACACAATATATGGTATTGAACAATGGATGAACTTATGGATATGATGATTGATGATGCGTCTGCGTCACAAATCAGCGATAAATTAAAGGATTTACTTTATGCTAAGTCTGCAGAAAGAGTCGATGCACATCGTCCTACTGTAGCTACATCGGTATTTGATGCACCAGAGTCAGAAGAGGATGAAGTAGAAGCGGAAACAGAAACTGAAGTAGAAGCAGAAGTGGAAACTGAGGTTGAAGATGAAGTTGAACAACCTACTGCAAAACTTTTCTAAATAAAGGTAAATGAACTTATAGGACTATAATGGCTTATAAAACGGTTGGTATTGGAACCTCTATAGGTATTACTATAGGAACTGCTACGGTAACACCGGATTTTGCGGTGCAGTCAGATTCTGTTAGAGTACATGCTTATAATTCTGATGGATTTGTTACTGTAGGTAGCACTCCGACAGCAGATAATCAGGATCTTTATATTGCCAAAGATACTTCTTTAACTCTTGGGATGACAAAAGCATCTCTAAGAGTAGTAGGAATCACTACCCATGCAACTGCAACTACAGTTACTTTCCCAGAAGGTCAATTCTGTCCCTTTGGTGTAGGTGATTATATCTCAGTTACGGGTACTGGTGATGCAGGTATTACCTCATTTACTAGACATAAGAGAGTTCTTACCGTTGATACTAGCGCAAGTTACGATGGTGACTTTAGTACAAGTTGTACAATTGCTGCAGATACACGTAAGTGTAATGCTTCAGATGGTGATTTCAGTGATGCTCGTGCTATTGCGTCTAATAAAGTTTCTGTTATAGGCGGTAATACAGGTGGTGGTGCTCTATATGTTCAGCAAGTTCAAATTTCCGGGGAATCCTGATGAAACTGATTACAGAAGAAATCGAACAGGTAGAATTTATCGTTGAAAATCGCAACGGTAAAAAATCTCTTTATATTGAAGGGGTTTTCCTGCAAGGAAACATCAAAAACCGTAATGGTAGAATGTATCCAATGGAAACTCTTCGTAAGGAAGTTGCCCGGTACAATGAAAACCATATCCAGTCTGGAAGAGCACTTGGAGAACTTGGTCATCCCGACGGTCCAACCGTTAATTTAGACCGTGTTTCTCATAAAATTGTCTCTTTAAAAGAGAGTGGTTCTAATTATGTTGGTAAAGCTAA